GCGCTGCGTTTCAAACTTCTTCCCAAATTCAGGCCTTAGTCGCCGCTGCTACTCCGTCAGCGACCGACATGGAAGGAAGAATGGTCGTCAACCTGTCGCCCGCTGGCAGTGTGACACTTACCGTGTTCATGCGCTGGCAGTACGCGACCGGCCTCTCGATGTACGGGGCCAACGTCGTCATCGACTCGAACCGTATCATCCGTCCGCGTTCTTACACGATCGCGACGCTCCCGACGATCACGACAACCGGCATCATCCACTGCTCGGATATGGGGCCGACTTCGGGCTCTTCTGGCGCGGGCTTGCTCCAGTCAAACGGCACCAACTGGGTGCGCGTTACGATGGGCGGCGTCGAATCGATCGCGAGCGACGCGGCCCACACCGCGACGTGGCAATACCTCACGAACGGACCGACGATCCGTTCTGCGACGGCCATCACCGCCGCGCGCACTTACACGCTCGGAACGACTAACGCCGTTGTCGGCGCTCGTGTCCGCGTCTGCCGTTACAGCGCGGGCAACTTCGACTGGACCATCGCCGGTGCAACTAACGCGATCCTGTCCAAGCCGGGCGACTGGGTCGAATTCGAATACTCCCTCGCAGGCTGGATACTGGTCGCGTACAACCTCCCGAAACCTTCGGGCGTTGACACGATCGCTACCGACGCAGGGCATACTTACACGTGGTCGCGCTACACGGATGGCGACCACGTTCGAGGCAACGCCACGCTCACGGCGACACGTACGGCCACATTGGGCACGACTGGCGCTCAAGAGGGCGACCGGGTCAAGTTCACGCGTCTGGGTGGCGGTGCATTCGACTGGAACATCGTGGGTAGCACCACCTTCGCCCTGACCGGCGCTGATCAGTTCTGCTCGTTCGAGTTCGACGGCTCCGCGTGGAACATCATGGACGCTGGCCGTATCTCTGTCGCTTCGGGCGGCGGTGGTTCTGGCGTGGACGTTGAAGAAGAAGGCGTCGCGGTTGCTACTGCGACGACCCTGAACTTCGTTGGTGACAACATCACCGCAACAGACGCGGGTGGTGGACAGATTGACGTTACCGTCGCTTCGGGTGTATCTCTCGGGGTGCTTCTCGGCATCCGCAACTCCATCTACTTTTAAGGAAAGCCAACCATGGTCGCCAATACAGCCCCCATCTTCACCGACATCCCGAACATCGGGATTGCGGACGCATGTACCGCTGCCAACACGACGAAAGACCTCACGTCGGGTACGAGCTATCTCGCGTTCACGGCGGGCGCTGACGGATCATTCCTTCAGAAGCTCAACATCAGGCCCAAGGGCACAAACGCTGTCTCGGTTATGCGCGTGTTCCTCAACAACGGTGGTGCGACGACCACGGCCACCAACAACGTGCTGTTCGCCGAACTCAGCCTGCCCGCCACGACCAACGTCGAAAACGCTTCGATCGTGGGCTATGAACTTCCCATGGGTATCGCCCTCCCGGCGGGCTGGCGCGTTTATGTAACGCTTGGCTCGGTCGTCGCTGGCGGTTACGCAGTTGCGGGCATCGGCGGTGACTACTAATGTTTGATGAAGTCCCCAACATCCGGCTCAACCGGCGATCGCTGAAGTTCACGCCTCGCGGCGTGGACTGGATTCCGTACACCATTGCACCGAACGCTGTCGCCATCCAAATTTTCGCGGTTGGTGGCGGCGGCGGCGGTGGCCGGGGCTTCACAGGTATCGCAGGCGCGGCGCGCGGCGGGGGCGGTGGCGGCGGTGGCGGCGGTATTTTCCGTGCAGTCTTGCCCACTATTCTATTGCCCGATACGCTCTTCCTCCAGCCGGGCGCTGGCGGTCTTACGACTGTCGCGGGCGGTGCATCCATCATCGGCTTGCGGGCATCTAACGGGACCACCACGAACATCTATACCGTCGGTGGTGGCGGTACGGGCGGTACTGGTACGGGTGCTGCGGCGGGTGCTGCGGGCTCTGGCGGTGTCATCGGCACCAACGGCATGTTCTCTGACTACGGCCCATTCCTGTCGGTCGCTGGTGGTGCTGGCGTCGCCGGGGGTACTCCCACCACAGCGGGTACATCCGTCACGCCTACGCGTGTTTGTAATGGCGGCGCGGGCGGCGCGGGCTGTACTGGCGCGGACCTCGCGGGTGGTAACGTCACCGCAACGGGCTTCTTCCCCCTCATCTCCGGTGGTGGTGTGTCGGGCGGCGAAGGCTTCAGCGGCCTCACGTCTTGGAAGCCGTTCTTTGCTTCTGGCGGATCGGGCGCTGGTTCGTTCAACGCAGGCGTGGGCGGCAAGGGCGGTCCGGGCGGTGTTGGTTCCGGCGGCGGTGGCGGCGGTGGCGGCACGACCGGCGGCGACGGTGGACGTGGCGGCGACGGCGTGATATTCATCACTGAAATCTTCTAAGAAGGGAACTACAATGGCCTTTACTGAGACGACCCACTCGACGCCGTTCTACGCCCAGATGTACGACCCGGCCCAGCCGGAGCGTGGCTTTGGCGCATTCGTGAACCAAGTCACGGTCAAGGAATTCGACGACGGCACGCGCATCGTCGGACAGGAAGTCCAGAAGGATATGGTCGCCGCCGTGAGAGAGGGTATCACCCTCCCGGCTGTGCTGGCCGAATTCAACATGATCTCCGCGGCCCGGACGGCTGAGCTTGAGGCTCAAGTCGCTGCGGAAGACGCTGAGAAGGGCGATCTGCGCGCACAGGTTCAAGCCCTGACCGCCAAGAACCGCGAGATCAGCGGCCTCCTGATGGAGACTGCGACGGCTCTGAAGAACGCGACCAATGGTGCGCAAGTCGCCGCCGTTGAGTTGAACATGACGGATGCTGAGACGGACGCCGCGGTCGCCGCGATCAAGGCCGACAACGACAAGTCGTGGTGGAACCCGCTGAGCTGGTTCCGCTAACGTCTCTTATAAGACATTTATGGGACGTTTATGGTACAAATCCTCGGTACTTAGCCGTAAGTACCGAGGAATCACTTCTTGAGCTTGACGTAACGGACCTTGCCGCCGGTCTTGGTGTCGTACTTGGCCGCGATCCGCACAGCCTGTTGGGGTGTCGCCCCCATTTCGAGCGCACCTAGCGCCACGTCAGCGCCAGTTCCGCCGACAAAGAAATCCCCTTCGACCACATGGTATCCGAACAGGTCATGGAACTCGACGGTTCCGTTCGGCCTGACGAGGATCGCTTGGGCTTCCCGGCTCTCGACGCCGAAACCGGGGCGGTCCCCATATTCTTCATCGTTCATGAACCACTCAACGATCTTGGTCGCCAGAGAGGCCGTGCCAGCCACGCCTATGAGCGCGCCATCCTTGGGCCTGCGGAATACCTTCCGCATCGACATCTCTCGTGTAGTGCCATAGGTGAGCTGGGAATCGCCCGCCATTGTCTTGTGCTTCCGAGAGTAGACAATCGTGGTCATACGAGCCCGTCCAAATCATCGTCCGGCGTCAAGTCCGCCATCTGCGCATAGTGCTTCTGATCGAGGATATGGTCAATGTCTTGATCCGGGGTGTCATCCCCCTCCCCCTCCAATTCGATAGGGGTACTATCCCCTTTCTTGGATCGGGTTTTTGACCGGGTGCCATGCCCCGTATCGATCATTCCGGCCCGGTTGTCGTTCAGCGCGCCGACATATGTGTCGATCGTCTTGCCGCCGCGTTTGCTGTCAAGGTACTTGCGCACCTTGGCCTGAATTTCCTTGGTCGGGCAGCGGATAGAGAGGATGTCGGAACCGCCGTATTCCTTCACGGCTTGGTCGCAGACTTCCCTGATCTGCTCATCGGTGGAAAGCCAGTTGTCGCTCATGGTCCATTCCGGTTGCAAGAATTCGCGAATTCGAGCCTTAGCACGTTGTCAGATAAACGTCCACATTTTTCTGACAGAGTGTTTGCGGCCCGATCTGTCGCCCTCAGTAAAGGGGTGCAATAATCGGGCCGCGTCACACTGTCCAGATGTCGCGCTCGGACAGAAAAGCCAAGACGGGAGGGACGTGGATTTGCGAAGATGCCGATGGTCGCGGGAAAAGTCAATGCCGAAAAGCTGTGAGGCCGGAGGGGACTTCAGACTTGAAACGCTGGGAGGCCAGAGGGGACTTCAGACTCGGTGCCGGTTTGCATGAAATTTGGATGAAAAATCCGGCGCGGCGTTATGGTTAACGCGGATTAAGGTTAATGAAACGAAACCGCCGTTAGGGTTAATAGCAACGATCGCCGTTAATCTTAACATGAGGGCGGTGTCATGTTAACCTTACTGCGATTTCTTGTGTTGGGCGGGCCGGGGTACAGGCGTTAACCCTACTTCCCGGCCCTGATTAACACGCGGGATTTCACCGCCAACGCCATTAACTATTTCCGCATGGTTCGCCTCCATTGCAGCGCCCCAGTCGGATCGGGGCAGGGGGTGAGATTTTGGATCACCTCCTTTCGTCCGGCGCAGCGCCGGGATGTCCAGAGCGTTGCATGATCCGGGCCACGGGGCAAGCCCTACAGGCGCGAAGCGGCAAGCAAGGCGGCGAACGACACAGGGCTTTCCATTATGCGCCGTTGCGCCTCCAGCGCCGCTGGGGACGGTCCGGGCGATCCGGGCAGGCGTCGCCCGTCCGGGTCGATCTCGTTGCCACAGCCGGGCCGTGCGAACGCATCGCCGTCGCCGTCACAGCGGAAGCCGGACGGCGTGATCGTCATGCGCCCCATTGTGGAGCACACAAGACAAAAGGGGCGATAGCCGGGTTCTTTGTTCAATGGTCACCCTCCGGATGAAGCTTGCGCAGGCGGGCGCGTTGACGCTGGCGCGACTTGCTCGCCGCCTTCTTCTTCGCGTCCGGGACGATGACCGGGCGGAAGATAGGGAGCGCAAGGTTGCGCGCCGGGACGTTCACGGGCTTAGGGGGCTCTTTCTTCATGGGTCACCTGTCGCGAGATTATCCTTCGCTCATGCAAAGGCAATGCCGCCCAGTTCCAGCCGTGATAATCGACCCAGTCGCCGCGCGACGTTAGGTGTTGCTTGACCTTGATCATGCCGCCGCCTTCGCCTTGGGGGCGTCTTCTAGCAGGCGGTCGCTCTCGACGATGACCAGCGCCGACTTGGCGCGCGTCACTGCGACGTAGCAGAGATTCCGCTCTTGCTTCTTCTGCCATTCCTGCGTCGCCCATTTGGACGGGCACAGGGAGCGGTCCAGCCAGAACACGCGCGCCGCCTCAAGTCCTTTCGACTTGTGAATGGTGCAGAGCGTGGTCGCGTTGCGCACGTCTTCGAAAAGCGTGCGGATGATCTCCAGAAGCGCCGGGATGGTCCGGGCGTTCTCGTCCAGTGAGTCGATCAGGCAAAGGATCGCGTCCACCTTGTCAGCAACCGCCGCCGCCTTGGCCGGTTGCTTCGCGGCGATAGCTTTCTCGACTTCGCGGTCGCGGAAAGCGGAAAGCTTTTCCACCAGACGGTCGATTCCTTTCGCGCGCTGCTTTTCGATCAGCTTCACCAGACCCTCGCCGATCTCTTTCCCAAGGATGCGGACGGGCTTGCGCGCCTTCAGCATTTTGTAGCCGAGGGCGATCAGGGGCTTGGTATTGCGGCAGACGACAAGGTCAGCCGGGGCGAGCATGTCCAGCGTCCAGTCCGCCATTGTATCAACGGTGCCTTCCGGGGCCGTAGACGCGGGCAGGATGTGGCCGACCCATTGGCGGGCGTAGTTGACCACGGATTGGGCGCAGCGATAGGAGACGCTAAGGGGGAGCGTTGTGGCGTTGAATTCCGAGGCGATCATGGCGAGGCTTTCCGAGTCCGCGCCGCGAAAGCCATAGATCGCTTGCGCAGGATCGCCGACCGCGACAAGGCGCGAGCCGTCGCGCATGATCTTGCGAAGGATCGCGCGCTGAATCGGGTTCGTATCTTGCGCCTCGTCAACAAAAACCCAGTCGAATTTGGGGAGGCTCACGCCTTCCTTGACGCACAGATAAAGCATGTCGTCAAGGTCCACCATTTTGGACGCGTTCGAGATGCGCAGGAATTTGCGCGACCATTCGATGGCCGTCGCGAAGTCCGCTGCGTCGCTCTCCAGTTCCATATCGTGATGGTCCGCCAGCGCGACCCATTCCGATTCGGTATCCTCCAGCAAGCAACCGATGCCGACGCCTTTGGCAAGGCCGACAAGCTTGCGCACGAATTTCGCGTACAGGCGCGCGTCCTTATCTTCCCAGTGACCAGCGTCCGAGTCGGTCAGCTTGTACATTTTATCCGTCGTCGCGTCGCGAACGCCGCGAAGGTTCAACGCGGGATTGAAGACGAGCGAGTGAAACGTCCGGGCGTTCACGCCGCGCGACTTCAGCTCCGTTGCGATTGACTTGTTGAAGGCGAGGAAGATCACGCGCGCGTCGCCGCAACGCTTCGTTGCCTCGACGATGGTCGTGGTCTTGCCGGACCCGGCGACTGCCTCGACGATCAAGTTCCCGCCGTTCGGGTTCTCGACGTGGGCAAAGATGGCTTCCTGAAATTCGGACCACTGTGTCATAACGATAGCTCCAAAAACTCTCTGCGTTGTCTCTTGCGATTGTCATGCCACGCCGGTCCTAACGGATCAATAAAAAAAGTGTCAGAAAAACGCGCGAGTTTCTGACAGTGTGAAACGTGGCCGTGAAACGTGGCCGTGAAACGTCGCCCGTGTTAAGATTAACCGCGGGCCGGGCGGGCGACGGGGAAGGCCTATCCTCCCCGCCGTTTACTCTTAACCCGTTGCTCTACCGCTGAGCTACCCGACCGACGCTTAGGCGGCGTAATCAGGGCAGGATTCGAACCTGCGACCCTCTGATCCCTTTCGGGAATTCTCGGGAGGGAACCGGACGCTTCAGCGGGTTCAGTGCATTCTGCACCTACACCCTCCACGCTACCCGGCTCCATTTATCCCTAGCCATCCTTTCAGCCTTGCGGGCCTTCTCTTCGGGGCGATCACTTTCCCCTAGCCGGTGCTTCGGCTCGTCTCTATAAAACCCTTCGGCTCTTTCGTCGCCGTTTCTTTGTGAACCAGAAAAACCCGGACCAGAAACTTCGGCCCTTGCGTCCATCCGTCAGCCAACTACCCATGCAATACCTATACCACGCTACGCCAGAAAAATGTGAACCGTGCCGAATTGTTCCGTTCCTAATCATGCTCTAGCCTTGCGGGCGATCATGACGGGAGGGCAGAGTTTTCAGGCTTGCGCCCTAATCCGACTTTGCAGTCTGTTACCAGTTCGAGCCCGCGCCGTTCACGCGCGGTTAGAGTTCCCTCCCTTGAGCAACTAGGTGGCCTTTCGGCCTAACATACCTTCCGCGCGCAAGATCGCGGGAAGGGCAAAACGAAAGTCTGGCGCGTGATGTCGCGCCTTGCGTCGCATCGTACGCAACGCGTCCGCCTCGCCGAAGTACACGCGCCGCCCGGTGAAGGAACAAAACGCGTTGATAGCGTCCCGGTTCAACTCATGCCCACGCTTTACCAGTTGGCCGAGCGTCGCAAGCGCCTCAAGTTGATCCGCAGGAATGGGATAGTCGCGGCCCGGCTCGACGATCTCGACCGCGTCCATAACGATCCGCAGGACCATGCCGTCGCAGAACGCCATCGACGCCGGGCCGAAGTGTACACGCCAGCCGACGGTCGCGCCGTGATCTGAGACGCGCGCCGCGACGCCTTCACATTCCAGCGCATGGTTGATCCGTTCGAGCGTCGTGCGCGACCGCCAGCCCGCCGCGTCAATCTTGACGTTGTGGCCGTATGATCCGAACAAGCCGATGCGAACGATCTCCGTCGCATGATGGACCACGCTAAGCGTGCCGTCCGCCAGACGCGTCGCGCGCGTCGCAAATCCGAGGTTCAGGCTCTTGCCTGTCTTCACGTCGCGGGTGCTTCTGAGGTTGGCCATTATGCTGCTTGCTCCGTCTCTTCTTTTCCAAATGCAACGATTGTGCCGCGTATACATTCGGGCAAATCGCTCCACTTCATTTTCTTGTGCCGGAAATTGTAGCGGAACGTCGCCGCCTCGTTTGCCGTCATGCTTGTCCAGCCGCCCGGATGTGACCCATAGCTGGCCGGGCCAATGTGGGCCACGTGTAGCCATGCGTCGCGATAGTGCGGTCCGCCTTCCTGAAAACGTCCGCCGATGATCACGGTGTAACGATCCGCGAATCCTTTGCCGCCGTCAAAGCACGCCAGCACATAGTCCGGTGCGCCTTCAAGCCATCGCTGCGTCGATCTCTTCGCGCGGTAAACCTGATGCTGGCCCATTAGTCCGCCCGCGATTCTGCGAACGCGCCGACAACGCCGTGCTCCGTCAGGTATTCCACGAATGCACGCGCGCCCGCTTCTTTGATGTCCATAGACTGGCCACTGTATTGGCCGGGGCCGTGGAATTTCCAGTCCGCCGACCCGTGGACGCCTTTCTTTGAGTAGCCGGTCGCGTGGCCCATGTCGCGGCCATGCACGAGCGTCGCCGCGACGCGCAAGGCCTTGATCAGTTCGGGGTTCTCACGTTTCGGAACGATGACCCACGCAAAGCCGCAATACATCGGCTCGACCGCGCGCTCGCCGCCGCAGGCTTGCACAGCGCGATCCCATGCCTCATCGCCGCGCGCCTTCACAGCGGCGCGATAGCTTTCCAGAACGGTCGCCATCGCGGCAGTCGCCGCCGCGTGTGCGTTGTTGATCAGTTCCACGTAGTTTCGCATCGGTGTCTCTCTGTGTTGCAGGTAACTAGCTCTTGCTCACAATGAGCAAGAGCTATGCCACGGTCAGGCGTGGACGATGCCGTCAAGGTCGTCGCATTTGTCCACTAGCTTCCCGATCTTTTCAGCAAGGCCGGGGATGCTGATCTTTTCCAGTTTCCACGTCTCCGCGTTTTGCTGATAGGTAAGTCCGCCCATCTCGTCAATGTACGGTTTTGTGCCGTCCCGTTTCGGGCTATCGATCTGTATCAGTCTGATCGACTTGTCCAGCGCATTCTGGTTTTGCTTGAGCAATTCCAGCACAGCGTCGAAAGCGCTATCCTCCGAACGTGCCCAGTAGCCGGGGAACGATTCGGTCATTGCGATGTAATCGGTGCGGCCAATATCTTCCGCGTCGAAGTCTCTGCCTTTTTTCACCAGTCTCTCCATTGTCAAATATCGGGACACGTTGATGTGCCCAGACAACACAATGCAAGCGCCGTGCCACGTGGCCGGACGGTGAGTGTTAGGGTTAATGGCCGCGGATCGCGGGCGCTTTAACCTTACTGCCGATCGCGTGGTTAACCGTTAACCATAGAACAGTTCTCGCTTCGGGACGGTCATCAGCCGCCGCAGTTTCGTTTTGATACCGCACTTGCACGTGTGAACAAGCGTCTCGCTTTGGTGCGCGTAAACGTACAGCGTCCAGCGGTGGCGCTCGCCACATTGGCAGACGTGGCCCATGGGCTTGTCAGTCGTCAAGGGGGTCGTCTCCACATTCGCAAATCATCGCGCGCAGCGTGCGCGCCGTGGCGTGCAGGACGCGGTCCCCCTTGCGGACTATCCACGCGCGGGCGAATGCGTCAGGCCGCTCCACGGTGACGCCTAGCGCCGCCGCGAGCGTGTCAATGTTGGCCGTCAGTTTCTCGATCCGGGTCATGCGCGGATAACCGTGCCGCGCGTCCAGCCGAGGAAGCGCGCCGCCGCTTCGATTGCGTGCTCTGCGGGCGTGTCGCCACAGCCGCCGAAGTGTCCCGCGAAGGTGAAGCCTGCCGACGTGAAAGCGTCTTCAATCGCGGCGCTCTCTTTGTGGTAACCATAGCCGCCCGCGTTGCCACGTCCGGAGACGTGGATAGTTTGCGACGGGTCCATTGCGAGACGTTGCGGTTGCTTCGCATCGGTGAAGACGTTGACCAGCTTCGCGCCTTTGCGCGAGCGTGCCCAGACGGAACAATAGACCACGCTGGCCGACGATCCGCGCCCCATGTAGACGCGAACGTCCACGGGCGTTATGATCCGCTTGGCGTAACGGTCGCCGGGTTTGAATTCCGGATTGATGGCCGCGAAGAGGTAACGCGCGACAACTTCCTTTGTGTCGCTCATGTTCATCGCATTGTCGCGGCCATTGATCAGCCGCGTGACCTTGTTGAAGTCGTAACCGGGGCGTTTCTCTTGTGTCATCTTGATCTCTCAGGTTGTCTCTGTAGTCAGTGATGCAAGCGCCATGCCGTCTAGCGGGTGCGAACGCTCGGGATGCAGTTGCCCAGAATAGAACGCGCCTGCGAAAAACCCTCCACCAAGCCGTTGGCGTATTGCATGGCCGCGAGTTTCAGCATGGCCCGGTCGCCGCCGAAGTCCGCCGCCGTCAGGCTCTTGACTGCCGCGTCGCCGAAAAAGACAACGGCATAGTCGGGTTGCGGGAATTGTACGTTGATGTCCGTGTTAATCATGTTAGCCTCCGAGTTCCATTTCGCAAAGGTCTTTTGCTTTGTTCACAGGGTAAAGCAATTCCGATGCCAACTCGCGAGCGCATTCCTCGACGTATTTCGGGTCACTGTCCTCGACGCCTCCGAGGTATTCCGACTCGCCGTCTTCGCCGGTCACGCCGATAACGACATACTGCCAGCGGTCATTTGCCCATCCGTGCAGGTAATCGAAGTCGCGCTCTACTGCCTGCTTGCGGATGTCGCGCGCGGTGGGCTCCCGCTTGAGACGCTTGGCGAGTTTCGCCTTCTCTTCGTCGCACAGTCCCCAGCCGTCACGCTTCGCGATTGCCATCGTCTCGAACCAGTTGTAGAGACGCCAGCTCCCGCGATCCGTCGCGAGTATCCAGTGGCCGCGCGGGGCGTCCGAATAGTCGCGGCGCTCCCATTTGCTGACAACGCCATGGCCACAATTTTCATCCCACGGTGCGCCGTGGCTGTCATCGTGCGTTATCTCGACCGTGAAGGTCGCGCCGTTCAATTCGAAAGTGTCGCCGTTGTACATTTTTGAAACTCTTCGGTTGCTCTAGTGATGATGATGCAACCGCTATGCCATGGCGTTCTTTATCAGGTCAAGTCATTAATTGAAGGCGCTTGCTGGAAGCCGTAGCGTTCAGCAAGCGCCGCCAGCCACGATATAGTCGCCGGGAGTGTCGCCTGTTGGATCGCGTCTTGCAGCACGTTGTAGGCCTTGTATTGGTCGCGGTTGCACCATGACGAAAGTGCCGCCGCCAGCGCGAGCGTGTCCTTATCCATGGCGCAGCTCATACGCCAGCGCCCGGATATTGCGGACGCGTTCGTCCACAACTAGGTCGCTATCGTCAAGAATCACGCCGTACAACGCGCCGTTGTCCATCGCATCTAGCAGGCGATCAAACGCCGTTGAATAGACTTTCAGCCGGACCGTGTACGTCATGCCGTCGCGCTGGATCGTGCTCAGTCGAAACATTGGCATCTCCGAATAGGTTGCTCTGCCGACTAGGTAGCAAGAGACATGCCACGAAGAGCAACGCGACCAATATCATGGCCGTCGCCTTCATGTGTGGCCGCGCAAGTCCGCAGGCGGGTGCGCCCGTATCGCAGGGCCATAGCCGGGCGGGACGCAACTCAGGTAGTGAACCGTCACGCCGTTGAGCGTGTAGTCTTGTGCGCAAATGGGACGCGTGCCAACATAGGCCACGATCGACATTAGGGTTAATGCCCCAGCGACCATGTTAACCACGATGATCTCGCGCCAGTGCTTCGCGACCCAATGGTTAAAGCGGTTCAACATTGAAGTCCATCCGATGCGTCGCGCGTCCCTTGTTGAGACTTTCGCAGGTCAGGTCAGCGTCGCCGTCGTCTCGCTTGTAAACCTTAGCGAGACGCCGATTCATGGTGAACGCCTCCGGCCCTTGCTTGCCAGTGTAGAACATGACGCGCCCGGTTTTGATGTCCGTGCCGCGCAGCAGGAAGTTAGCCACGTCCTAGTCCCTTTCTTTCTTGATCACGGTGGCGTTGAAGCCTGCAATGATCAGTTCCTTGCGCGCCTGATCCGCCGCGTTCTCGTCATCCGTCGTCAGAATGGTCTGTGCAACCATTGTGCCGTCGCGCAGGCCTTCCGTGATGTCCTTCGCTTCCTTCAGGCCGAGGTTGCCGGACCACTGGCGCAGCGCCTTGATCCCGTTAATCATGCCAGCGCCGTCATGTTTCGAGACGGTGACCCGATAAACGACAACCGGGCCGAGGATGTCCGCCGCCAGTTTTTCCGCCCAAGCGCTCACGCCTTGGCGCAGCAGCGCGACAATGGGGGCCGACCCCGTGCTCAGCATTTGCGCCAGCTCCGGGTCGATGGTCTTGCGTTCCTTGATCAGTAGGGCAGTCAGCTCAGCGTGATTCATATCGGTCCCTTGCGCTTCTCTTGATATACCGCCGCCCGAGCAATTCGGGACGCCAGCGTTTCACTCTATCCCACACGTTGCTTACCGCAAGGCCCGTCGCCTTTGCCACAGCGTCGCATGATCGTTCTTTCTCCATCAGTGCAAGAAGCGTGCGCGTTCGTGCTGATGGCTTCCTGTTGTGCGCCAGACGCCCGTCCGCCATCGTTTGCGCCGGGTGGCGCTTGGCGTCCGGTCGCCGGGCATACACGCCTTTCGGCATTAGTCATTCCATTCCAGAATTGACACGTTGCCAGCCGCGACGCCGACCACTTCAAGCCTGTCCGGGGAAACTTCCCAGTCGCCCGAGACTGTCTCGATTGCTGCCAGCTCTGCCATGGCTTGTGTCTCAAAGCCGTAGTGTTGAATGTGGCAAGTGCCTTCGCGAGACTCGTCCATTACCCAGACGGTGAAGCCGGAAAGCTTGGCCGTCATTGCGTCCAGTTGCGCGACCGCTTCGTCTATCGTGCTGGAAGCCTCTGCGGCGTCCATAACCAGCGCGCCGCCGTTGATGCCTTCGCACAGCTCGTCAATGCCAGCGTCGTCTAGGCTGATCACGGTGTCGCCGTTCGTGGCGATGTCGTGCAGCATGTCCGAACGGTTGGCCGGGTCGCCCATGCCCTTCTCTTGCCAGAAGCGCAGCGCCGCCAGAATTGTCGCGTGTTGCTCGCCAGATAGTTTCGCGATCACTGTCACGGTGCGACTCCCATCAGTTGGTCAAGATTGCCGACGATGTATTGAGCACGGTCCGCGTCATACAGCGACGCGCCGGACCGGGCGATGCCTTCAACGAAGGCCGCGAAGGGCGAGCCCAGTGTCGTCTCGAACCGGGCCACAAGCCTGCCGTCAATTGACACGTTGACCGGGCCGGTGATGTGGTTCGCATTGATCCGCATGAAGTCGTAACGCATTAGGCAAAATCCCTGTTGAATTGTTCCAGTTCCTTCGAACGCTGCAAGCGTTGTGCCATCTGCTCAGCGTTCTCCATTTGGTAAACGGTGCCGACGCGGTAAACCTCTTTCCCGATATCGCACTCTTGCCAGCCGCCGAAGTTGCCGCCGATCCCTTGCGAGAAAAAGTTGCCGGGCAGGCCGACCGCGCCGTTGGGCAAGCGTCTCACTGTGCCGATATATCGCCGGGTCATGCGCCTAGCCCAGTGACCTTGTAACGCTCTTTGGAGACTGTGCCGTCAACCATGCGTTTCTCGATCTCGATGATATCGTGGCGTAGCCCGCGATGCCGGTGATACTCCAGCAGGCCGTCCAGCGGCCCCAGAAGGCCGGGCAGGGCTTTGCTGAATTCCTCCGGCTGGCCGTACGTCGCGATCTCGACGAAAGGGCCATGCGGGTAAAGCTGGCGCAGCAGTGTCACGCGTTCCATGTTAGACCGCTTTCTTGCTCATGGCCGCGAATGCAATCACGCGCCAGTTGTCGTCGATAACCTCTGCCGCTCTTTCGCGCGTTACCGTCAGGCCGTCAAGCCTGTATTTGAGGGTCACGCCTCCATTTTCCCAGCACGCCGACGCGATGACTTGATGGCCGTCGCGCAGCGTGTAAATGTTTTCCTCCAGAGCGAAGTTCGCGCCGGTGACCGCGCGCAGCGTTGCCTTGCGGGCCATGTCGTCGATGATGGTGAAGCCGTGCGTCATGTTGAAACTCTCGGGTTGCTCTAAGTGAGACGATGCAATCCCTATGCCGCGCGACGCGAGCGCGGGAATTCCATTTTGATGCGCAGCATGTCATTGGCGTACGCGATGGCCTTGGCCGTGTACTCTTGCGCGGCGATGTACGCGCCAGCCAGACGTGTGCGCTCCAGCTCGTCCGGGCAATTGGCCCAGCGCCGCCGCGCCGCGTCTTCAGCGTCGCGTGCTTCCCGTGCGGCGTGCAACGCGTTGGCTTGACGGGTCGCGAGGGTCGCGGCTTCCGCCAGAAAACGGGCGTCTGCGTTTTTCTTGATCAGGTTCATTGTCGTGCTCCGTTGTGTTGCTCTGATCAGGTTGATGCAATCGTCATGCCACCAGAGGCCTAGAGGCTCCTGATGTGGCAGTCGATAAGGTGGGCGCAAATGGACGGATTGCACGCCGCGCCGTTGACAGTCCACTGCATTGAAAGGGCGCACTCCCCTTCGTCCCAATTCGCGACAACCTGAATCTGTTGGCCGGACCGCGTCTTGTAGTGATCCGTCGCCGTGCCGGAACGGTTGGCCGTCGCGATCGCCTTGGCGATTGTGCGCCGGGCCATTGTGTCAACGATGCTTTCGCCGTCAGTCATGTGATGCCCTTGCTTGCTCTGATCAGAGTGATGCAATTAGAATGCCATGCCGTCGTCACTGCCGACCCGATTAGGGAAGGGCTTTATGGGCTCGTACTCCATGCCGCCCGCGTATGCCAATGGCCGACATGAAACGAATTGAAACGATATGGCGTCCCAGAATGGGAGGCCCTTCCCATTTCGGCCCTGCACTGGGATGTACACGTCGGGCTTGTTGAGCGTGCCGGGCCATGGCGTGACCTCATGCCGACGCGTGATCTCGACGCCTTTCATGGATAGCCGGACGCCGGTCAACAGGTAGTCCAGCATGTTGTTTGCAGCGAATATCGCGCGGGTCGCCTGCTTTGATGCGCGGGCGTGATAGGACGATATCAGAATGTGCGGCGTCTCCCCATAAGACTGGAGTCTCATAATGGGAAGGTGATGCCAGTAGATGAACGTCGGGAGGCCTTGCTTGGCCTTAAAGCCGAGGGTCCGGGTGATGCGCGCCTGATAGTCCAGAGGCCGCAGTGGGTCCACGTCTCGACCAAAGATTGACTTGGCCGTCGTTGTGGGTCCACGCCCCATGTACTCCCTAAGCAGGTCGCCACGCAAAGCAGGCGGGAGGCCCATCTCGACCGGGCCGGACGCCCCAAGGCCGGATAACGTCCACGCCTCATAGTTGCGCGGGACATCATTGAGTTGGTCATTGCGTCCTATCAGGGCGCGGTGTCTTGCGAGGGCGGTTGCGTCGATCATGCTTCCGCACATAGCAAGGGACGGGCCACGGGGCAAGGGGGCCGTCACCCTTTTAACTGGGGCGGGTCACCCCGTCTTAAGAGGTTGGGCGGCGTTTAGGTTAAAAGGTGGTGCGCGATAACGTTCCTAAGATAGGTGAAGAGCCAGCTCAGGGCGGGGAGGGCGGTTAGGGTTACTGTCCCCGTATAAGTAGGGTGCCGATCCCCTAATTAAGCCTATTAGGGTTTATAATAGGGTGCCAATCCCCTTTTGGGACACTCCATTATCCATAATATTTTCTCAGCACTTTAAGATGAGAGGAAGGTTAATAGGTAGTGATTGTCAAAAACCCTTATAAATAAAGGCCCAAATGCCCCTTTTGCGACCTCACACTGGACGCCATAGGGCGGAAGGTTAATGGCCGAGCTATATTAGCCATAAGGCCGGGAGGGCGGAGCGCTAATTAGCCTTAACGCCGTATAACGTAAAATTAACCCTAACAGCCCGTATAACCGCGTTTATAATAGCTATAATTAACCTTAATCGGCTATAAATTAGGGTTAATTAGCGCCGTTTAGGTTAATTTTGCAAGAGGCCGAGGGGGACTTCAAGGCGTTAAAGTTAATATATTCATAAGAAAATTCTGATGCGAGCCGTGCATGTTAATAAGAAATGTCTTATTAACCTTAACAGGCTATTAATGTTAATCTGTTAAGGTTAATCGAGAGGACGAGGGGGACTTCAAGGCCGAAGGGGACTTCGGCTTTGAGAAGCCACGGGGACTTCAAGGTTAATAACCGATAAATCCGACGCGGCGATTAATTTTCATGCTCCGTTAACCTTAACAGGCTATTAAGGTTAACGGCGTTAAGGTTAACAGGCTGTTAACTTTAACAGGGCGGTAAGGTGAATAGGCTGTTAAGGTTAATAGGCTGTTAAGGTTAACAAATCGTGTTAGGCTGTTAAGGTTAATAGGCTGTTAAGGTTAACAAATCGTGTTAGGCTGTTAAGGTTAACAGCTCATATACGAAAATTAACCTTACCCCGCAAGGGGTAAGGTTTTCTCCTAGACGATCACCTCGCGGCAGGACCAGCTCTTAATGAACCCCTCACCATAGGAAGCATAATCCGCTTCCATCATGGCGGTGGCTTCCTCTTGGCTGTCGGCGAAGTAAGCTTCGTGGAAGTCTTCGCGGGCCGAGTAGATCGTGAATTCGTAGCGGTACATGGTCGCTCTCCGTTTCTGATAAAGAGGCAATGCCACATGATTGGAGGATATGCAATAGCTATTTTGCATTATTACAAATTTGTAATGTTGCATTTTATGCCTTGACTGGCGTCTGGATTCATGTTACCGAGAGGGGCGGGGGAGCGGTCGCTTTTTTTTAGGGCGACGGGCAAAAAAGTGGCCCGGCTCGCGCGCGTGGCAAGCCGGGCCAGTGTCACTAGGGGAAACGGAGAGAAACCCCTAGCTCAGATGCAGGAAGGCGATCCCGAACGCCAGTGCGCCGGTCGGCGCACAAACGTAAAGCCATATCTTGCGCAGCAATAGCCCGACAATCCAACCGATATCCGCGACCCATCGCGGCAATACGTCGGCGGGCGTCCAGCCGGTTCGCTCGCATTCGAAGGGAGGCTTGGAAGGCGCTTGTGCGCCTTCCGTGTATACCCCTTCAATGATCGGACGCGGGCGTCCACCAAACGATTGCGCCACTAGAAAGCCTCCCGGATCACGTCGAGGGGTTGATTGAAGTCAAACCCCTCCCGCTTGTAAATTTCCTGACAGCATGTGACCAGCATGGAACGGGCCAACAGGACAGGCAGGTTATAGTCCCACGCGAAGCGGTGGGAGAGATCGTCGAGCGTCGCGACCAAATCCCACGCGTCGCGCGCGTAGCGCTCAGCGGCTCGCCTAGTGGCCGGGCGATCGAGGGTCATGCGAGCGCAATTCTCATCGCCCGGAATCCGCGTATGAAGCAGGACGAGAACCATTTGCGTTGAGTGTTCCACGCTTATGCCTCCTTCAAAAAGTAATACATGGCCAGAGTGCAACCGAGCGCCGGGGCTTCGGGGCAAAGCAGCGCGACCTGATGGCCATGCGCAAAATAATGCTCTTCCTCTTCGTCCATGTGCGCCGGGGCTCCAGCGTCCACGCGAGCGATGAAGGCATCAGCGGCGGCGATATCCGCATCGGACAGGCCTTCCGGGTCATCATTGAAGAAATAGCAGGCCCAATGTGCGGGCGCGACGGCGTCGATGTTGATCAGTTCGCGGCTCATGATTTCGTCTCCATTTTTTTTGGTCGGGAGAGGGGAGCTGCCGGGTGCTTCCGGTGGGCGGTTGCTTGTCCCGCTCCCCTCTCTCGATGTGCAAGGTATCTCACATGATTGGAGGATATGCAATAGCTATTTTGCATTATTACAAATTTGTAATGTTGCATTTTTCTACTTGACAGGCCCAGATTTTTGTGATATAATGGATTGACGACCTATTTTCGGCGGTTAATGAGTTGTTAACCTTAATAGGATGTTAAGGTTAATGGATTGGGGCAAAAAATTAACCATGGCCCTTTCGGGCCATGGTCAACTTTCCGTTAAGGGGTGATCGAGTTCCCTTCATGCTGGCCAGCGTGGATTTCGTTCTTGGTCTTTTCCGCCAGCGCCCGCAGGGCGATTGCAGCGCCTTCGTAATCGCGAGCCTTGAATTTCTGGCCCGTGATCCGCGACGCCGCGTCCATCATGGCTTTCGGCGTATAGTTGCGGTTCGGCATCATTTTGAATTTCCGGTACATATCCAGCCCGGACGCGATGGTCAGGCATTGGAACACTGAAACCGAAACTTGGCCCGAAAACATTGTCATTGCAGTTCTCCGTTGTTGATGACCCTTTATGCCATAGCTCTCTGCATACGTCAACAGGATAATTCGAAAAAAGTGCTACATTACAAATTTGTAATGTTGCATTTTTCCTATTGACCCGGCTCGCTTTATATGATATTCTGAGGCTAAAAGCATTTTTTCCGCGTTAATGGTTTGTTAACCTTAATAGGCTGTTAAGGTTAACGCCGCGAGGCCAAAAATTAACCCTGCGCGGTGGGGGCGCAGGGTTAATTCTTCCTTTCTTTAGACAGGCAAACCGCAGGCGTGGGCGAAACGATTGTAATCGAAGTTCGGGTTAACCTCTTGGAAAGTAATCGCGAGATCGCGAATCGTGTCGTCGAGGACGTTCAGGCTTGCGTCACGCGTCGCCTTGTCCGAGATTTTCGAGAGGTTGAAGCGGTGATCGGCCATGCGCTTCGCGATGGCGATGAAGTGTTTCTTGGTCATTGACGTTCTCCGTTGTTGATGTCTAGTTATGCCATATCGGTCTAATGCAGTCAAGCGAATAATTCGACTAAATGTCGAATTTTTCTTGCCACTCGGCCAAGGCACGGATTTGTGCGGGCGTCAAGGGTTTTTCGCGCGAATAGTCGTCATTATCAAGAACTTCGTCCTGATACGCGCGCGTAAAGCTTGCGTGCCAATTGTGCGGCGCGGGCGTCATTACGTCCCAGAGAATGCCGTCAATCGGTCCGCAGTCCGTCTTGTGCAGTTCGAGCCCGGCTTTCGTGGCGATTGCTTGCGTGCTCATGTTAGCGGCTCCATTTTTTGTGAAAGCGCACCGCGCAAATCCGGTTGCTGAGTTCTTCCGAAGGGAAGAAGAAAAAGGCGATTTTCAGAACCGTTTCCATTTGGTCGCTCCGTTGTTGATGCAATAGAGATAGCACATTGATCAGGATATGCAATAGGCTTTTTGCATTTTTCTGCTACATTACAAATTTGTAATGTTGCATTTTTTCTCTTGACCCTGTCGGATTTTTGTGATATAATGGATTGACGACCTATTTTTCCGCGTTAATGATTTGTTAACCTTAATAGGCTGTTAAGGTTAACAAACCGAGAAGAAAAATTAACCATGCCAACCTCGCGGTTGGCATGGTTCTTGCTTCAATCCACATCCCACCCGAACGCGTGGGCCGCTTCTTTCCGCGCGCGGGCACACATTCGAATCGCCCAACAATCGCCATCCTGATAGAGCGACCACCGCGCGCGTCCGACTCGGATGCAGGCTAGGTCTAGAATCTCGCTCCATGCTTCCCAGTAGTTTTCGGCGTCCGGCCCTTCTAGGCATGTCGCCACGTTGACAGCTAGCCGGGCGATGCTTTGCGGCGTCTTGCGCATCGGTTCCAGTTTGCAGAATTCCGCGACATGCTGCGGAATGTAAATTCCGCGCGCGTCGCTGGCGATCAGTTCCATATCTCCGGGCATGTGATCAATCCTCGAAAAGCAGTTCCGCGAATTGGTCGCGGGGTTGAAGGCTTGTCTCTTCGTCGCGAATCTCTTGGCAGACTTTCTCGACGATTTTGAGCTGTCGCATGATCTCGCCAAGGGTCGGCTTGCGGCCATGCAAATAAAGGCTGTTTTCCGTGTCCATTAGAACGTCACCACAACGCCGAGGATCGCGACGGCCACGAACACGGCCACAACCACGAAAGCGAAGCGATCACGCTTCACGACGGCTTTGGGAGCCGTTTCTGCCGTGATCGGCGCGCGGCGCTCGACGCCTGCCCATTCGCGGCGGATTTCTTCGTCTGTCTGGCGGTAGTTGATTTGCATTTGGTGTCTCCGTTGTTGATGACCCTTTCTCGCATAGATCGGCAGGATATGCAATAGCCTTTTTCGCTTTTTCTGCATTTTGAACATTACAAATTTGTAATGTAGAATTCTGCATTATGCGCTTGCATTCCCTGCAAGCCTATGGCATAACTAACTCATCAAAACGGAGACAGCAAATGACCACCTCTTACTGGACCAAACTGAACGACGCCACCCAGCCGGGCGCAAGCGCCACGAAAGCCGCGATTGACGAGATCGCCGCAGGGCTCGGTTACAAGGGGAAAGAGCCTATCCTGTACGTTCTGAAACGCGCCCAGCGCCTCGCTCAGATGAAGGGCCGCACGATCAAGACGGAAGCGGAATTCATCTACTGGTTTAACCAAGCGTTAGGCAATCTCGCCGCCCAGTTCGGCATCGGTAAATGAAAGGCTAAGCCCCCTCCTAAAGAGGGGGCTTACCACACAAGGGGAATTTCATGATCACTATTAAGCGCCTGTTAGGGACGATGGGTTTCTTTACCTTTATCGGAATAGCGGGATATTGGCAGTTATTTCAAATGAATTTAATCTAATTGTGAGGTACTAAATTAATCCATTGTTAGGGTTAATTTTTCAACATGATTTGTTAACCTTACTTTCTTGGTTAATTTTTTTAGGGTCTTTATTAACCATACCAGAAATTCGCAAATTATTAACCTTAACAGAATGTGGCTTTCTGTTAAGGTTAACCCACTGCTAAGCCCCCTCTATTTAAGCCCCCTTATATAGAGCATGGTTAATAACAATTAACCTATACAGCATGGTATGTGCATTAGTATGTTATTAACCTTAACACATAGTATATACATAGCATGTAACATTAACAGTATGTAATGTAACATTAATAAATAATAAATAATTAATTATTTATTATTTTTATTATTTATTAACCTTAACGATCGATTAACCTTACCGCTTAGGGATTTGTTAACCCTAACAGGGGGTAATGCCCCAACATGGGTCATTAACCTTACTACGCCAGTCATTATATGCTCGTGCCAGAACCGGAAAAATGGACCGGGGGTACTTATATTATAGCCCCGCCTCTTAGCCCCTTGATTTCATAAAAAATTTTAGAAATTTATCCCTTACGGGGGTTAAAAGGCTTCTAGCCTCCGCAGGGGGTAAGGCCCATCGCCCGATAACAGCCCTTATCGGCCCACAGCCCGATAGTCTTGACTTCCGTCCATGGACATGGGACAACGTAAAGGTAACGCCCCGTCCCTCTGCGCTCCGGCGTACGGGCGGGCCTTCATTTCAAGGGGTATTGCCCATGTCCATGCTGAAGAAGTCCCGTCAGAAGAAAGCCGTCGCCCAGAAACCCGCGGCGAAGCCTCTGGCCGCGCTCGCCCGCAAGTCCACGGGTCCGAAGCGAATTACCATGTCTCGCGACTAACCGTTTGCGAGGGTAGCTCAGTTGGGAAGAGCGCGCGGTTGATAACCGCGAGGTCGAAAGTTCGATTCTTTCCCTTCGTACCATTTACCGAACTCAGTAAGAACATGGCCGGGCATTCGTGTCCGGCCATCTTTTTATCTGATGCAGTAAAATAGTTGTTGACGATGTGGCACGCTGCCTGCATAACACGTCTGACCGCTCCGCACTGGGGCTCTAGCAAGGAATGACCAAATGAAGATCGAAGGTTTCGAGAAGCCCAAGCGCCAAGGCTTTGGCGGGCGCACCGGCTCGGACATCTATGGCCTGCGTGCAATGGCCGTCGGTGAGAGCGCTTTCCATGGCGCGCGTGTGGTGGATGACATCAGCGGCGAGATGGAGACTGTCGTGAAGACGGCGCGTCGCCTGTCCAACGCGATCGCCTTCGTGCAGCGTTCGAAGCAGATGAAGTTCTCGTCGAGCACCGTCCGCGGCGGCGTGCTGTACGGAAACTGGACAGCGCCGTCTGACGGCGTGGTCGTGACGCGGACGGCCTGATCATGGTCAAGGTCGTACACGTCAAGAAATCGCGCGGCCCGGTTCCGCAACTCGATCTCCCGGCGGGAAGCTCCTACTACCACTGGAGCCTCATGTCCGGCGGGCGCGGCGTCAAGCGTTACAGCAAGACCCCGCCCCGGCGATCGCAGCTCACCAACTCGGAATTCAAGGCGGCTCTCTACGATCTGGAGGACGCGCTTGAAGCCTTGTCGGACGCTGATGATCTCGACGGCATCATCGAAGACATCCGTCAGCTCGGCTCCGAACAGGAAGAGAAGCACCAGAACCTCCCGGACAATCTCCAGTATTCCGGTACTGGCGAATTGCTGGAAGGCCGTGCGCAAGCCTGCGAAGAGTGGGCGAGCGAGCTGGAGCAAGTCGAGAAGCCCGAAGAAGTCTCGGACGATGATGTCGATGAGTACATCACCGACAACTTCGAAGAGGATGAAGCGGCGGACGCCAATCGGGAGGAAATCTTCACGACCCTCCAGAGCGAACGCTTCGACGAATTCAAGGAAGCTGTCTCGAACTGCCAGTACGGCGGCGAGTGATGATCAGTCGGGAAGACATCCGCGCCTTCATGGAAAGCGGAATGTACGGTGGGCCTCCGGTTCACCGTACACACCCCGACGTGGTCTGCGTTGCCATTAACCCTCGCGATTACGAATGCCCCGCGTGCAAGGCGCGTGGCACGGCACTTGCTCTACCTTGCTCATCAGTAACGCTCAAGGAACCAAAATGACCTACGAAGAAGAAGAAGCCCTCAAATTCAAGCGCATCGTCGGCCTCGTCCGCAATGCAGTGATCGCTGTCGTCACCGTCCTCACGCTGACGATCGCCGGTTGCAATTCGTTCTACACCGTCGGCGAAGGCGAACGCGCGGTCCACACTCGCACCGGCGCGCTCGTCGGCATCACCAAGCCCGGCCTGAACCTGAAAGTGCCGTTCGTTGACGACTTCCGCATCATGGACGTGCGCGAGCAACCGATTGCGTGGCAATACTCGAAAGAGGATGGCGACAGCCGCATGAACTCGTACTCGCGCGACCAGCAGCCTGCGGAGATCGCGCTCAACGTGGCGTGGTCCATCCCGGCTGACGACGCGACGATCACGGACATCTACACGACCTACGGATCGCGCGAGCGCTTCCGCACCACGGTCGTCGTCCCCAAGACGGTCGAGGCGGTCAAGAACGTGTTCGGCGGCTACGACGCGGTGACGGTCATCCAGCAACGGTCGAAGTTCAACGCTGATGTCGCGATCGCGCTGAAGGAACTGCTGAAGGGATACCCGGTCGTCGTGTCGGCTGTGCAGGTTCAGGACATCTCGTTCTCTGACGCCTACGAGAACGCGGTCGAAGCGCGCATGATGGCACAAGTCGAAGTGCAGAAGCGCGAGCAACAGAAGCAGACGGCGCAGATCGATGCGGACATGCTCGTGATCCAAGCCGAAGCTGATGCCAAGCAGACCCGCCTCCGCGGCGATGCTGAAGCGGCGGCGATCCGGGCGCGCTCGGAAGCTATCGCCTCGTCGCCCAAGCTCGTCGAGCTGACGCTCGCTGAGAAGTGGGACGGCAAACTGCCCACGACGATGGTGCCGGGCCAAGCTGTGCCCTTCATCAACGTCAAGTAGGTCGAACGCTGTCGCTCTTGAGTGCCAGCCAGTAGAGAGCGGAGGCCCGTCAGCAATGGCGGGCCTCTTGCCATTTAGTAGGAGGCCCAAAATGACATGGACGATGAAAGAGGCTATTGAGCTGTGCCAGCGCATCGAGTCAATCGCGGAGAAGTACGGCGCGCACGTCGCGCTGACTGGCGGTACGCTCTATAAGAGCGGCGAGCGCAAGGATGTGGACATTCTATTCTATCGCATCCGCCAACAGGATTCGATCCGTGCGGTGGCGATGTGCGAAGAGCTTTACGACGTTCTCGGGATCAACATCCACGCGTGCTTCGGCTGGGTCGTGAAGGCCACGATGCTGCATCCGATAACGGGAGAAATTAATGACATTGATTTCTTCTTCCCTGAAGACCGGAAGCATGATATCCCTGTCACCTTCACGGAAGAGCAAGCTTTCAAATACGGGTGGTGACATGATCTTCAGGCACATCACGAAAGTAACGTGGCAATCGGACGGGCGTGAGATGTACACTGAAGTCTCACGCGAGTTCCCCCAACTTCCCTCCATCCAAGAAAAGAGAATGGCCGCGGAGGATGACGCTCGCACGCACGAGCTGATCGCGCGCAGGGAAGCAAGGTTCGCTGATCCGTCGCCGGTGAAGCTCGAATACTTCTGGACCAAATCGAACGGCGATGTCGTTCTCCACGCAACGCCGATGTACATCGTCGGAGCGTTCGGAAAAAGACTCACGCGGCAATGAGGAACTACGTTTGTGAACTGACGCCCGGTTGCACAAATCGTCGCAAGCACGACGACCCGGATGACTGCACGCGGCGGTTCGAGTATATCAAGTGGGAGATCGCGCTGCTCATCGGCGCGCTGATCATGGGGGCCTGAATGGTTGTCTGGTATCGCGCCGTCGAGCGTAAGCACTACACTGGTGGCGGCGTCGAAGTGGACGGGAGCTATTCCGCGTCCTACTTCTCCCACGCGACTGTCGAGTTCGAGGAATTCGAAGTGGTCAAGGTCACGCCCAAGGGCGTCAGGATAAGGGATCATCGTTACTGGCGCGATCGCTTCGTTCGGCTTGAGGCCACGAAGCGCTTCGCGTGCCCGACCAAAGAGGAAGCGCTCGTCAGCTTCCGCGCTCGAAAACTTCGCCAACTTTCCATCTTGCGTTCTCAGGCGCGCGTGATAGAAAGTGCTATGAGATCACTCGACAAGAAACCCGTAGGAGACTACTTCTCGTGAACCCATACCAATGCAAACTGCACGGATTCAATGAGAGCCTTGAGCGTTGCCCCGCGTGCCGCGATGAGATCGAGAAGGCCGATGTCGCTAACGGCCTCCGCTTCCTCGCTATCCTTGTAGTGGCCGTCGCTATGCTCTGCGCTGGTGTGGCTCTAGGGCTTGCGGCATGATCAAGGCGCACAACATCCGCGTTGTTCGCTCGCTTCCCAAGCGCATCCGCATCGGCGTTCCGCCCGGCGTCGGCGATACCTATTGGGCTCTCTGCAAGCTTGAGAGCTTCAGGGAGAAGCACAACATCGAGCACGTGACTTTGTGCGTCAAGGCGCACGAGCTGAAGCGTGCGCTCTCGTGGCCCGGCATGGTGGACTGCGTCGATGCTGCTGAAGAGTTCGACTTCGGGACGAACCCCGGCATCCGCGAGACAGGCTTCTCGTGCCGCAAGCCCGGCGTCGATGTCGTGATGTGGCCCAACGCGGTCATCGATCGCGGCGAACATCTGCGCAACTGGATGCCAGAGTACGAGCTGAACCTCGATATCGAGATCAAGACGCCCACCATACCGTCCCGGTTCAGCGACAGGCATGTGGTCTACGCCAGCTCCGAAGGCGTGAATAAACACTGGTTCCCTGATCGCGGTCCCGGCTTCTGGCGTCACCTCATCCACGAGCTGGGGGACCAGACGGGCGAGCGCCCTCTGATCATCGGCGCAGGATGGGACAAGGACTTCTTCAAAGCCATCGGCCCCGTAGATGCAGACAACCTGATCAGCGAAACGACGCTACCCGCGGTCGCCGCGATCATCCGAAACGCCAAGTCTCTGACGGGCATCATCAGTGGCATGACGGTCCTCGGTAATCACTTCCAGACGCCGACTGTCGCGATCTACCCGGACCGCTTCGTCCCCGGCTTCCTATCTTCATGGATCAAACCCGGCACGCCTTACGTCCCGCTGATGGCATCGGAAGTGCCGCCGTCGAAGGATGTCGCGCGCATAACAAAAATGTTGGCACGATGAAAGTTATGAAGTATAACGGCGTGCGGGAGCTTGACTTCGAACGAGCCGTAGGCGAGTTCGAAGTCGAAGACAGCGAGATACCTCCGTCGTGCCAGCGGGAACGAAGTTACCGCTGGCAGGACGATCCACGCCGTTACGATCCACCGAAAGAGAAGAGACGCAGATGCAACTGGAAGCCGGTCAGGTCTGGAAGAACAGCCAAGGCGTTCTCGTCAAGATCACTCACGAGGTCAGCATCGAAGGCAAGGTGTAATACTACACTGGTGAGAACCAGCGTGGCGAGCGCGGAAATTACGATCTCAACGGCGTCCTCCAATCGCTCTCCAAGAAAAGCCATCTGGTCGAACAGGTAGAAGTCGTGGACATGGACGCGTTCAAGGCGTTCAACATCGGCTCGCTCTGGTGTACGCACGGCGGTCGCGTCTGGGAGATCATCGCGATCTACAACACGACGGCGGAAGAATTCCCGATCATCGCGAATGAGGTGTTGCCGGATGGCACGCTTCATGCGAATATCAAACGGTTCGATTGGAACGGCCAACCGCACGACGGTTCGGCCAGTGTCTTGTGGAGGAAGTGCTCATGATGGACGCGATCGTCAAAGGCATGGTGCTGGTCATCATGTTCTCGTTTCTCGTATGGGCGACGCTGTCGTCGGTGTCGTGCGCAGTTGGCGCGGGGGCAGAACTGGTTGAGAAAGTCAGCACGTGACGAGCTTCGATCTTCGGGATGAAGTTCTGAAGGCGATGTTCTGGATAAGGGCGATCCAGCTCAAATGCTATCCGCGTCGGAACCATCTGGTGACACCGCCTTTCCGCACGCTCTGTCAGTTACAAGAATTGGGCATCGCGAAAGTGTTCCGTCCAAGGAATTCGCGCGTGGGGGAAGTGTGGTGTCTTACGCGACAGGGCCTCGATCTGATCAACGAGATCATGACCTATGAGGAAGAGAACCCGCGCTACAGCGCTGGCGAAGGGCCATCCGCTCTACTTCACCGGGGCACCTTGCTCACGTGGTCACATAGCACCGCGGTACACGAGATCGAAAACCTGCGTCGAATGCGACAAGCTCGGGAAGAGCTTAAGGCCAAGAGGTCGGGCCGCAAAGGATGCCATGAAACGCGCCTCCGCGCGCAACCGCGTCCCAAGGTGGCTATCTGCGTCGATGATTGCAGAGATCGAAAGCAGGTACGCTGATGCCGATTATCTCACGCGCGAGACGGGCGAGCTTCACCGCGTCGATCATATCATTCCTCTTAATGGGACAGATTGCTCTGGCCTCCATGTCCCATGGAACCTTCAGATACTTACCGAACGGGATAACGTGGCCAAGAGCAATCGGTATTGTCAGGAAGACGCCGTGGCACGTCCGTTGCAATACCTGACGGACATTCCCTTTCCGGAGCACGACCAATGAAAATGTACGTCCCCGCTGGCCTCGCCAAGTACGTTCACGTCTACACTCCGACCAGCTACAGCGTGGGCGAGGGCCGGGAGACGTTCGAGATTCACATCGACGCTGGGTACATGAACGGCTTCCCGGAGCTGGATCAATACTTCGCCAAGACGCCCCACTTTGAGGGCAAGAGCCTGATCAAGATTTCCTCGCGCAAGCGCCCGGAAGTCATCACGAACAACATCGACCTTCTGATGTACGAGCTGGACTGCCGCAAGGCGCGCAATGTCAGCGGCGACAACATCTTCCTCGATCGTGACATCATCGTCGAGTTCGAGATCAAAGAGATCACGCCTAACATGGCCGGGTACAAGGGATACTTTTTCGCCCTGAAAAGCGTAGAAGTTAATTTCTGATGCACAAGATATACATCCGCGCCATGGTTGGGATTGGCGACAATCTCTACGCGCGCCCGTTCATCAAAGACTTGGCGATGCGCTATCAGGTTTCTCTGATGACGGGCTTCCCTCAATTGTTCGGGGACATCCGCGGGATACGCCTTGTGCGCGCCCAGACATCGCTTCCCTATGTGAAGAAGAACATCCGCGACTGGGGCGAGACGCGCGACTGGCGTGGCGCTCCGCGTGTGAAGCCTGATGACGAGCACCAGATGGAGCCCATCTTCATGGCATACGATCCGAACGATCCGGCCAATGTCACGGAACAGATCGAGCGTGCCTTTCCGGTACACCACCTGTACCAGTTTGATCTGCCGCCTCCGGACTTTCAGGGAGTCGATTCGTATATCAAATGGCTGATCAACTCGCGTCGGAAGTATGTGGTCATTCGCCCTGTCGTGGTCCGTGAGGGCTTCGGCACGTCGGCGCGCAACTGCCTGCCCGGATACATTCACGATGCTGTAGCGCTGCTCAAGGCCTCCGGCATCCTGACGGTGGGCATCGCCCGCATCGGCGACGGCGAAGAATGCGTTGGCCCCATACCGCATTGCGACATCAACTATCAGCGGGGAGAACTCAGCTTCCCGGAGATGATCGAGCTGGTCCGCCATTCGTCTGGCGTCGTGTCCGGCCCCGGCTTCGCGATGCCAATGACCGTGGCGGCGAAACGTCCGCTGCTGGCGATCTGGGGTGCGCGTGGAAGGCTCGACAATCCGGAGCGCATCTTCGACCGGCGCATGGACCTTTCGCAAGTTGTCAACGCCATCCCAGATAATTTCTGTAGGCACTCGACAGGGGAATGCGCCTGCGATAAAACCATCTCAAATTTCACGCTCCATCTCTTGGATTTCGTTAACAAGGTGAACCATGCTCTCCCCGTCTGATCTGCTTTTCTGGAATGCTGACATGGGCTTCGGGTTTTACCCGTGTGACCCTTCGGACGCGCCGTATAACGCGGCGTACGTCCGGAAGTACGAAGAGATGGCCAACACGAAAATAGCGGATCGCTTGAACCAGCACCGCTGTTCGTTGGCCCTGTACGCGGCGGACCAAGCAGAGCAAGGCAAGCGCATCTGGAACTTCATCGACATCGGCCCCGGCGATGGCGCGTTCATGCGCGCGTTGTCCAATGAACTACCCACAGACGAGGATTATGTTTTCGGCTTCGACGTGAACCCGGTCATGATCGGAAGGCTCATGGACGAGAGCCGGTTCGCAGTGCCAAACCAACCGGGCGATGAACCGCACTGGTCCTGCATGTGCTTCTGGGATTCGTTCGAGCACATCCTTCGCCCTGACCAGACGATCAAGTCGGCTAAGTCGGTCGCCATGTCGATCCCGATCTTCCGCAATCGGGAACACGCGTTGGCGTCGAAGCACTTCCGCCCGGATGAACACATCTGGTACTTCACCGAAGCTGGCATAGAGGCGTTCATGAAGCGCGAGGGTTTCGAACTTCTGATGAAGGATGACACAGAGACGCGCATCGGGCGCGAGGACATCATGTCGTTCGTTTTCCGGAGGAAATTGTGAACAAGCCGTTGACACCCAAGTCCCGCTCTGGCACGCTCCCATCAAACAAGTGGGAGGCTCAAATGAAGAAGCTCGAACTCAGCGATATCAAACCGGGCACGTGGCTGGTCAACGCGGATCAAACGCCGCGCTATCGGCTCATCTGTTCGTGTGGCGAACCGCGCAAGCTTTCGGCGGTGTCCGACACGGGCTACATGATGTACGGGCCGACCACTCCCGACGACCTGTTCGACTTCTACTCGAACGACGGCTGGACCGTGGACATGCGCAAATGAAGTACGTCGCGCAGCTCGTTCTCTACATATCGTTGATCGTGCTCGTCTGGGTTTCGATCGCGATGGTACAGAAGACCAGCAATATCTTCGACAGCTTCGACAGCTTCGCCATTATCTCCGATGCGATGTCCCATGCAATCCGGTAATGGGGTGGCCTACTCCGCGCGCTTTATCGGCGGCCCCCTTCACGGCAAGGGCAAGTACGTCGAGTTCCCTGTCTTCAGTGTCAGGCTCTACCCCAAAGTAACGCTGGACCAATTCGTAAGTGATGCTCGCGTCGATGAAGAAGTGATCGAAACGTACACGTATGCCTACTCCGAAGAATATACGGAGTGGGGCAACGTAGCCCGCGTTTTCATCTGGACGAGAATGGGCAATCTGCCGCGGGCAGAACGAGAAAAATTTATTGCTGCGGCGTTGACCGGCGACGGGAAAATCCGCAAGATCACGAAGGCAAATCGAAACATACTCTGGCCGGATTGCCCGGAAGAGTTCGGGAGAAAAGTACATGGGTAACTTCATCGGATCGCTGATCATGATCGGCATCATCTTCGTCATCTACTCGCTGTTCGGGACGATGAACTGCTCGAACCGCTGGGGCGGCTCGACGTTCGAATCGCGCTACGACTGGTTCGGCGGATGCAAGGTGCAGACGGCCTCTGGCGGCTGGGTTCCGGAAGACCGCGTTCGCGAGATCAACTAAGAACATGACAATCTCAGCCAAGGTTATTCTCTGTTCGCAGCTCAAAGAGCCGAACGGAGCCCCGCCCATCTGGACGCTACAGCTCCGCTACCCACGGTTGATCCATGCGGAGTTCATGACGCATCGCGTCTTCTCGCGCAACGCATCGTCGTCGCGCGCGATCCCGGTCAAGAAGATGATCGAGGACATACGCATGGACCCGGCGATGCTCGTACACTGGGGCCGCAACCAGTCGGGTATGCAAGCGGATGTCGAGCTGACGCCAGAAGAGATCAAGCAGGCGAAGCTCGAATGGCGCGCGTCTATGGAAGACGCCATCGGGCACGTCGAGAAGTTGGTGGCGCTCGGCCTCCACAAGCAGGCGGCGAACCGCTTGCTCGAACCGTACGCCCACATCAGCGTCATCGTGACGGCGACCGAGTGGGACAACTTCTTCCAGCTCCGCGACCACAAGGAAGCACAGCCGGAGATCAGGGCGCTCGCGGTGAAGATGCGCGAAGCCATGACCGACACGTACTGGTACGACCGTATCAACTTCCTTGAGCCCGGCCAATGGCATCTGCCGTACGTGCGCGCGAGCGAGATGGAATATGGCGACGTGATCAAGCAGAAGATCAGCGCGGCCCGCTGCGCCCGCGTCAGCTATATGACGCACGAGGGCAAGCCCAGCACAGTGGACGAGGACGTGGCACTCTACGACAGGCTCATCGTCATGAAGCCCGCCCACGCCTCTCCTATCGAACATCAGGCCATGGCACATGGCGTGAATGCGCTCGGCAAGTACGGTCGCTATGCAAACTTTGTCGGTTGGCAATCGCTGCGCAACCAGATGGAACAACGAGGTGAACTATGATGCCCTTCCAGACGCACCACATGATTCGGGAAGCGTGCGCCCCACTCATGGCGGGGATGATACTGGCGCAGAACTCGCGCCCGCTCGCTGACCGTTTCAGGGATCATGCGGCCAAGCCGTATGTCAATCCAAGCCCGGCGATCTGGTATTTTCATGATACCCCGGTGGACCTTGTCTTCCATCAGGAAACCGGGTACATCTTGCTCGACCATGTTCGGAAGCTCCGTTCGCCTCCGTTCGATCACATCAACGCTGCCCTCGCCGGTCGCGTGAAAGCCCTGAAGGAAGCGGAAGACTATGAGATACTTCGACGCGAAACGGGCGATGCCCAACTCGATGCGCCGGAAGTTCCTTCGGCCTAAGTCCAAGGACACTCACGTCGCGATCGCCATCAGTCAGGACAGAACAAGCCTTGTCCTGAAAGTGGACAGCAACGCCCTGAAGGGTCGCGGCTCAATCCAGCGTTTCAATCTCAAATCTCTTGGGAGCGAGACGGCGATCAAACGCGTGCTGATGATCTCATCGGCTATGCTTGCCCAGCGCCAGAACGAACTCTGGAAGGACAACCACGACATCAAGGAAGTCCAGCTCAAGACGGCTGAAGCTTGGTACGCGGTCCTGAAGGACAACAAACTCATGCACGGGTTTGGCACCCTTACGCCCTACTCTGCATACTCTCCCGGCAACGAGGACAAGCCCGCTGATCGCGTTTCACGTGCTTCGGCTGATGACCCTCTGACCCGTGATTTGCTCAAGGGTAAGAGCAAGGACTGGGGTCTGGACTAGACAGGCGTTAATCACTGTGCCATGTTGAATGGCGCATGATGACCCTGCCTGATCTTCCCGTCCCTGAACAACTGAAGTTCACGATGGACAAACTGCCCACGCTACTCCTAGCGCTGGGTGAGGAACCTGTTGAGATCAGGGCGTGCAAGCGCGCGTGCATCCATCCGGTCGCGCTGGCGTTCGCCCGCAAGGCGGACCCCCAGCTCAACGAGATGATCGAGTGGGCCATGCAAGTCGGCTTCTCGGTCGTTGAGGAACGCATCTATGCCCGAAGCATGGGCGAGAACCGCGTGCCCAAGATGTTCGAGGGCAAGCCCCTGACGTACATCGATCTCGACACCGGGGACACGCGGTACATCTACGAGGAAAGCCAAAGCGATTCGCTGCTGAAGAAGTTCGCGGAGCGCATCCGGCCTGACCTGTACGGCGACCAAATCCAAGTCAAGGTGGACAACCGCACGACCCTCTATCTGCCGGAGGAAGTCATGGCTGACCAGTTTGAGAAGCTTCTCGCCGCGCAGGCGGACAAGACCCGGCTTATCCAGTCGGAAGGCCTGCAAGGCATGATAGACCGCATCGACGCGGCTGGCCGCACTCCCCCTATTGACGCGGAGTTCCATGAGGTCCATGAAGAGGAAGACGATCTCGCGGGGCTGACCTGATGTCCGTAATGGTAGCTGATGCTGTGATGCCCCAACCGGGCTCACAAACGCTGTTCCTTCAGTCGAGCAAGATCAAGGAAGTCCTGTTCGAAGGCGAGCGCGGCCCCGGCAAGACGTGGTCGATGCTGTTCGCGTTCGCCCAGCACACCGGCAAGGGATATGGATCGCACTGGCGCGGCGTGATCTTCCGTCGGGAGAGCGGCGACCTTGACGACATCATCGAAAAGTCGAAGCGCGAATTCGGGCGCATCTATCCGGACGCGGTCTATAACAAGACTGAGAAGACGTGGGTCTGGCCCGGCGGCGAGATGCTGACCTTCGCGCACTTCTTTGACGAGAACGACTATTGGTCGTGGCACGGTCAGGAATTGCCGTTCATCGGATGGGAAGAGTTGACGACGTGGCCCACGAACAAGGGCTATCTCAGCATGTTCTCGTGCAACCGCTCTGCCGGTCCGATCAACATGCCTCGCATCATTCGGTCCACTACGAACCCGTACGGCGTCGGCAAGAACTGGGTCAAGCGCCGGTTCAAGCTCCCCAGCCATCGATACAAGGTCTGGCAGGAGAGGGAAGAGGATGGGATGATGTCCCCTCCCCGCCTCGCTATTCCGGGATTTCTTATTGAAAACAAGATACTACTGCGGACTGATCCGCGGGATGTGCAGACGCTTAAGCAGTCGGCGGCGGGCAACCAAGAGAAGCTGAAGGCGTGGCTGTTCGGTGACTGGGATGCTGTGTCGGGCGGCATGTTCGACGACATCTGGAACGCAGGCGTCCACGTCGTCAAGCCCTTCTATATCCCCAACACATGGACGATCCGGCGCGCGTACGACTGGGGCGGTGCCAAGCCCGGATCGTATGGCCTATGGGCGGAAAGTAATGGCGACTGCGTCGAGGTTGGGCCGGGCATATACCGTGGCCTCGTGCCCGGCGATAGCTTCCGGATCGGCGAGTGGTACTCTACCAGCGGCCAAGAGGATGAGGGCCTGAACCTCACGCCTCTGGAGATTGCTAAGTGCATGGTCGCGTGCGAGGAAGAGGCCGGTGTCCGCGGTCGCGTGACGGCTGGTCCGGCTGACGTGAACATCTTCGACAAGAGCCACGGGCGATCGATTTATGATACGCTCCGGGCCGATCCGTTCCATCTCCGATTCGACATGGCGGACAAGGGTCCGAACAGCCGGAAGATGGGCTGGCAAGTCGCGCGCGAGCGATTGCTGAACTCAATTCCGGGCGAACATGGAACACGTGAACGCCCCGGATTGTTCATCTTTAGTACATGCACACACTTCATTGATTTGGTCCCAACGCTTCCGCGAGACTTGAAAGACCCGGATGATGTTGATACAAAGAGCGAGGATCACATCGGCGACGAACTCCGTTATTACCTGCGGAGGGCTTCACGTCGCGCCGGACGACAGCGAGGATAACCCATGGCTTCCCAACGCGAGAAGGAAAATCCGGCGACGCCGGGCCAATTCCATGCGGTCATGGATGAGCGCTGGGACTTGATCAACGCGCTGCTCGGCGGCACCGAGGCCATGCGTCTGGCCGGAACTCGATACCTTCCGCAGCACAGCCGCGAGTATCCGGAAGACTACAAGGAACGCCTGAAGCGCTCCATCCTGATCAACTATTTCGACCTGACCGTGGCGACCCTGTCGGGTAAGCCCTTCACCGAAGCGCTGCAATTCGGCGACGATGTCCCGGAGCAAATTCGCGGCGTCCTCCAGAAGTCCGGCGAAGAGAAGAGCGAGACTGCGGAGAAGGACACGCTGCTGACCGGCGGCTGGATCGAGGACATCGATCTGGAAGGCAATCACATCGACCAATTCGCCGCGCGCGTCTTCCGCGACGGCGTGTCGAAGGGCTACACCCACATCCTCGTGGACACTCCGGCCAAAGACCCCAGCCGCACGTACACACTGGCCGATGAGAAGGCAGAGGGCATCCGCCCCTACTTCGTTCACATCCATCCGGAGAATGTCATCGCGGCCAACAGCGTGCGCCAAGATGGTGCCGAAGTGCTGACGCACATCCGCTGGTACGAGATGACCACGAAGCGTGATGGCTTCGCCGAAGTCGAAGAGCTGATCATCCGCGAGATGACCCTGTTCGTTGATAACGAGGGCAAGCGCTCCGTCCAGACCGGCATGTACAAGAAGATCGAGGGCAAGACTGGCGCGTCCGCCAAGTCGTGGAAGAAGGTCGATGCCAAGCCCACAGACCTTGATTACATTCCGATTTTCACGTTCTACGCGCGCCGCGACGGCTTCATGGTTTCGAACCCTCCCCTGCTCGATCTGGCCCACATGAACGTGCTGCACTACCAGCGCTATTCGGACCACATGAACACCTTGACGGTGGCGTCGTTCCCGATCTTGGCCGCGTCCGGCGTCGCGCCGGAGGATGCGGGAAGCGTCACGATCGGCCCGCGTAACGTGCTCACGCTGGAAGACCCGAACTCAAAATACTACTACGTCGAGCATCAGGGCCTCGCCCTCACCTCGTCCAAGGAAAACCTCGCCGATCTGGAAAACCAGATGGGTCTTTACGGCGCGTCGCTGCTGCGCAAGCGCCCGGACCGCGAGACGGCCACATCGCGCTCTATCGAGGAAAAGAACACCTCGTCCGATCTTCAGCGGATGGCGCTCGGATTCAAGGACATCCTCGAAAACTGCTTCAAAGCCATGGCCCAGATGGGCGGCGTCGGCGACGACGGCGGTTCGATCATCATCCACACCGACTTCGCGTTCGAAGGCGGCGACGTGGTCGATCTGCAAACGCTGCAAGTCGCGTACGACAAGCGCGCGATCTCGCGCGTCGGCTTCATCAACGAGCTGAAGCGCCGCGGTATTCTCGCGGAAGACTTCCACACGGACGAGGATTTGGCCCACCTTCTCAAAGAGAAGGCCGATCAGATCGGCGCGTTCTACAACCCGAAGATGGCAGAGATCGGCGCGCAGACCGAGGGCCAGCTCAAGGTCGCCGACAAGACCAAGGACACGCAGCTCGCGCTCGCGGACAAGAACGCCGAAGTCGCGAAGCAAGTCGCCAAGGAAGGCCCGGTCAATGCCGGGATCAAGAAGGGAGCGTAAGTCATGACGCCGAATTTCGAACGCATCTTCGAACGTATGCTAGCGCACGAAGGCGGCTACGTCGATAATCCGAAAGACCCCGGCGGCGCGACCAATCTTGGCGTGACCCAGAAGGTCTTCAACGAGTATCTGGCCGCGTCCGGCACCGCGCCGTACAGCGTCAAGATGATCACGCGCCAACAGGCTCGGGCGATCTTCAATGTCAAATACTGGATGGCCGTGAAGGGCGACAAGCTCCAGCATGGCTGGGATTACGCGGTCGTGGACTTCGCCTATAACTCCGGGCCGGGGCGCGCGGTGCGCGTCCTTCAGACCGTTCTCGGGCTCACCCCGGACGGCGTCATCGGCCCCAAAACCGTTGCTGCTGTGTTCCACGCGCCGAAAGAAAAACTGGCTGAATACAATGCCAAGCGCCTCGAATTCATGAAGACGCTCCCGCACTGGCCGACCTTCAAAAACGGCTGGACGGCGCGCGTTCAGGAAGTCGATGGGAAGTCCCAGATCGATTGGGAGCGCGGACGCGGGGCTTGACGCGTTAACCATGTTATGCCATTTTGGGGTCACTCGAAAGGCGTGAGGCCGTTCGGGGATCGTGGCGAGAGGCCACAGTTACTACCCCAAAGCGCGAGGCAAAGGGAACATGGAATACGAATTTGATCTGGACAGCGCCATCGAAAATCTCGACAGCGTTCCGGACGACCTGAAGCATTTCTATGCCAAGGACGGCACCGGCTACAAAGTGGCCCCGACGATGGTCGGCGCGGCCAAGCGTATCAACGGTCTTTCGACGAACCTGAAGACCGAACGCACCAAGGTCACCAACAAGAACAAGGAAGCGCAGGAATTCCGCCAGTCGGCTTCCAGCTTCAAGGCTATCGTCGAAGCCCTCCCCGATCTCCCGGAAGACCAGCGCACGCCCGAAGGCCTGAAGGCCTATCTCGACGCGCTTGCCGTTAAGGCAACTGCCGGTGGCAAGAAAGGCGACGACGCCATTCGCCAGATCGAGGCCGTCAAGGCTGAGATGGCTCGCGACAAGGCCGAAGCCCTGAAAGCCAAGGACGGCGAACTCGCCCAGATGCAGGGCTCGCTCTTCAACTACATGGTCGGCGATGTCGCCAACTCGGCGCTGTCGGAGCACAAGGGCAACTCGCTCTTCCTGCGTCCGCACATCGATCGCCAGACCAAGGTCGTCAAGCAGGACGACGGCACGTACGCCGTCCGCGTTCTCGACGACAAAGGCGAGATTCGCTACAACGGCCAAGGCGATCCGATGACTGTTCCGCAGCTCGTGGAAGTCATGAAGAAAGACGACAAATTCGCTCCCGCATTCGAGGGGCGAGTTGCAAGTGGGGGCGGCAATGTGCCGTCCAAGAAGACCGACCAACGCCAAGTGAACGCTGTCGATCCGTCGAACAAATCGTCCAAGCAGAAGATCGCGGACGGGCTTCGTGCGCGACGCGCGGCGCGTGGCTGATAAGCTCTGCCATTAACCATGGACTTGACAGTCCATCAATGGCTTGGTACAAGAAGGGCATCGTGCTTAGGCATGGTGCCCTTTTCCATTTTGGAGGGCCACCCCGGCACTCCACGCCCATGAGGGCACAGACAAAGGAATACAAAGATGACGGTTCTGTCCGAAGTCCAAGCTGGTCTACTGACCCAAGACGAACTCGTCGCGGGCATCATCGAAGACATCATCACCGTGAACCAGATGTATCAGGTTCTCCCCTTCGACTCGTACGAAGGCACGGGCCTGACCGTTAACCGCGAGAACGCTCTCGCCGGTGCTGGTCTTGCGGCTGTCGGCGGCTCGCTCGCTGGCGCTGTCCCGGCCAACGGCATCCCGGCCATCGCCGGTGTCGGCGCGGGTACGAACTTCAAAGACCCTGCGACTTGGACGCAGGAAACCTTCACCCTGAAGACCATCATCGGCGACGCCGAAGTGAACGGTCTGGTGCAGGCGCAGATGTCGGACACGACCGACCAGACGGCTTCGCAGATCGCCGCGAAAGCCAAGCAGGTTGGCCGTATCTACCAAGACCTGATGATGAACGGCAACGAGAGCGTGTCCTCGCTCCAGTTCGACGGCCTGCTCGTCCTCGCCGACAGCCAAGTTGACGGAACGGGCGCTCTGTCCTTCCTCGACATGGACACGGCCATGGACGAAGTGAAGGACAAGGACGGCGTCGTGGACTACATCGTCATGGCCGCACGCACGCGCCGGGCCTACAAAGCCCTGCTCCGCGCGCTCGGCGGTGCCGCGATCGACGACGTTGTCACGCTGGAAAGCGGCGACATCGTGATTGCCTACGAAGGCGTCCCGATCTTCAAGAACGAATACATGCCGACCGATCTCGGCGAAACTGCCGCGCAGACCGAAACTGCGGTCATCTTCGGCACGTTCGACGACGGCACGCGCCAGTACGGCGTGGCTGGCCTGACTTCGCGCACCAACGGCGGCATCGTCGTCGATGAGATCGGCGCGCTGGAAGGCTCGGACGCCTCGCTGACCCGCGTGAAGTGGTACGCTGGCCTCGCGCAGTTCTCGCGCAAAGGCCTCACGGTCCTCCAAGGCGTCACGAACTAATCGACGCCTGACACTTGACAGAACGAGCCCGGAGGGTTTACCTTCCGGGCTCGATTTGTTTTTAAGCCAAGGAACCTGACCATGAAGTCCAGCCCATTCGAACAACGCGCGTTCTATGCGTACGGCCATCCGAAGAACCCTCGCACACCGGCGGGGTCCAAGATCGACCTGTCCGGGATCAGGGTGATCGGCGGGTTCAATTTCACCGATGGGGCCATGTCGCTCTATCTCCCGGCTCACAAGTCTGAGCGCAATGCCCGGTTCCTCGAACGGACCTTCGGCATCTACAACGAGGTACTTCAACGTGTGGATGTTCCTACGCGCTCGCGCACCTTCTCACCGCAATCCGAATCTCAAGGCATTCTCGGCCTCGTTGACGAGGGTACTCCCGTCACCGAAGGACAACCGCCCCAAGGGAGCGGACCTTCTGCGCCCAGCGGTCCCGACGGAGCTTCATTGGAAGCCATCCGGGGGCAACGTGGAGGCGGTAGCGCGAAGAAAGGTTCCAGCGTCGCCACCCCGACAAAGCTGGACCCCGCCCAACGGGCAGCGCTTCTAGGCAATGGCCCCAAGGCCGACAGCATGAACGCTGACGACCTGACATAAGCTGCGCTCCGGCCTGCGGTACACAGGAGCGGACGACGACAAGGCCCTCGGTTACCGCCGGGGGTCTTGCTGTATCTGATCCCAGTATGGTACAGGAGAGTGGCCCATAGGAGGGGCATCAACATGAAGCTCAATCTTCCGTATATCTTCGACCGTCTCAAAGAACTCAGCACGTGGCGGATGCTCGCCGCGGTCGCCGCCGGTGTCGGCGTCGTGGTCACCGCTGGCCAAATCCAGCTCGTGTTCGGCGCGTTCACGGCAGTTGTCGCCCTGATCGAAGCGTTCCAGCCGGACGCTCCCAAGGCCTAAGTGACTGCAAGGCCCATCGAAAGGTGGGCCTTGCACTTCACGGGGCTTGGTGTTAACCATATGGTCGCACAATCGGAGCCCCACCCCAATGGCCTTCACTCTTCAGGACGACAACGGTTCGGTCGCTGATGCGAACGCCTACATCTCGGTCGCCTTCTTCACGACCTATCACGCCGATCGCGCCCAGAGTTACACGGGTGACACAGCGGCCATCCAAGCGGCGATCATCCGCGCTTCCCAATACCTCGATACGCGCTTCACGTTCGTCGGCTATGTCGCCGATGAAAGTCAGGCGACACAGTGGCCGCGCCTGTCCGCGCGCGACAACAACGACCGTATCCGTTATGGCATCCCTCGCGAGATCAAGAACGCCACGGCTGAGTACGCGCGCATCGCGCTCGCCGCTACCCTGAACCCGACCCCGACGCGCGACGAATACGGCGCGTCCGTCAAGTCGCGCTCCAGCCGCGCCGGGCCGGTTTCCGAATCAATCGAATACGCCGAAGGCGCTGTCGTGAAGATGCCGAAGTATCCCATCGCGGATCAATGGCTGATCGCTTCCGGTCTGGTCGAGCGGAGCGGACGAATTCACAGGGGCTAAGAATGTCTGATCATTCGTCATTCGTCACCCTCGCTTCTCGACTTCTCCAGAAGAACGGGCGATCCTCTACCCTGACGCTCCGGACCACTGTGCCCGGCTCGAACCCTTGGGATATCGCGACCACGACCGACATTCCCCTTACGGTAATCATGATGTTCGTCCCGACCACGGTCAAGGACGACAAAGGCACGGTCATCCCCGGCAACTTCCAGCGCTGTTACTTTGCGTCCGCTGACGCAGAAACAGCGTACGCCGCATGGGTTCTGGCCAATGCCCCTTCGTTGGATGACAGTCTGCCCACGCTGACGACCAAGGACGTGATCACGGATGGCGATCGCGAGTATCGCATCGTCCGCATCAGTCAGCTCAAGCCGGGCGATCAATCCATTCTCTATGACATTCTGGTCGCGGGATAAGCCATGACAATGACATCCGCAGAAGCCCGGCTGGCGATCTACCAGCTCTGGAACACGGTCTGGGAAGGCGTGAACGGCTGGTCAACCCTGCCCGGCGTCACCGTCGAACCCCCAGTCTATTACGACAACATCGCTCCGTCCGACGTGCCGCGCTCGGACGCTATCAAAGTGGAAGTCAGTGTGATCCACACCGACAAGCCCATGGACAGTTTTGGGGATGGGCGTCCGAACTATAAGGCAGTGGGTCTGGTAGTGGTCAAGTTCTACGTTCCCAAGGATCAAGGATTGACTTTGGGCGATAGTATGGTTAGTATCGCCCGGCGTGCGCTGCAAGGTGTCCGCGGTTCTTCGGGGCTGGTGCTTCGCGGAATGTCTAGCAACGAGGAAGGCGCACAGGATCGCTGGTTCGTGATCCGCACCGTCACCCCATTTGAATACGAGGATGCAAGGTAATGCCTTCCAACAAGATCGACAGCAACTTCACCGGCCTCCGCTTCGCTCCCGAAGCCGATGGCTATATCGGCTACCTGCCGGGTGAAACCCATCCCGACGACGGTGTTCTGCCGGGCGGTACGCCTGAGTGGAAACCCCTCGAACCGAACTCGTACAGCGACTTCGGCGGCCAGATCACGACCGTTGCCCGCACGCCGATCACGGCGAGCCGTCAGCGCTCCAAAGGCGTGACGACCGATCTCGATGCCTCCGCAGGCTTCCAGATCGACTTCACGGAAGACAACATTCAAGACCTGATGCCCGGCTTCTTCTTCGCTGACTGGCGTCTCGGCGCGACCCCGCTCTACACGGGCGAGAACGCTGCGGTCACTGGCGCGGCTGTCATCGGCGGTATCGCCCAGTCTTTCATCGACGGCATCGACACCTTCTACATCGTCGGCGACATCATCCGCGTCTCGGGCTTCACGAACACCGCCAACAACGGCGCGTTCCTCGTCTCGAACATCTCGACGCCTGACCAGATCACGGTCACGACCCTGACGGGCGGCTCGCCCGGCTTCACGGTCGAGGCCAACAACGCGAACGTCAAAGTCCGCAAGGTCGGTCACCAGTTCGCGGCGACCGATCTCTCCATCGACGTGAGCGGATCGTTCCCGGCCATCGACAGCGCCGCCTTCACGATGACCTCGCTCGGCCTCGTGGCCGGTCAGTGGATTTACATCGGTGGCGACGCCACGGCCAAGCTCTTCGCCGGTGCCAACAACAACGGCTTCGCACGCGTCCACTCTGTCACTGCCGGGTCGATCTTCTTCGACAAGACGCAGAACACGATGACGACCGACGCCGGTACGGGTAAGACGATCCAACTCTTCTTCCCGGACCTGATCAAGAACGAAAACGACCCGACCCTGATCAAGACCAAGTCGTACCAGTTCGAGCGCTCGCTCTCGACGGCTGGTTACGAATACGTCAAGGGCTCGGTCGGCAACACGCTGGCCCTGAACGTCGCAACGGCTGACAAGGTCAACATCGATCTGGCATTCGTCTCGACGGATCACGTTGCGCAGGAAGCGCGCAAGACGGGCACGTTCCCGGAGATCGCGACTTCGGCCACGGCGTTCAACACCTCGTCCGACTTCTCCCGCATCCGCACCGCGGAAACGGGCGTCGCTTCGACTCCGCTGTTCGCCTTCATCACCGACCTGACGCTGAACATCAACAACAACGTCACCCCGGCCAAGGCTGTCGGCGTGCTCGGCGCGTTCGACATGACGGTCGGCGACTTCGTTGTCGAAGGCAACATCACCGCGTACTTCAGCGACGTGGCCGCGATCAACGCTGTCCGCGACAACGCCGACGTGACCGTGGACTTCGCGCTGTCCAAGGACAACGCGGGCTGGGTGTTCGACATCCCCTTGCTGTCGCTCGGCGAAGGCCGTCTGGCGGTCGAGAAGGATGCCCCGATCACCATCCCTGTCTCGCTCGCCGGTGCGAAGCACGAAACCCTGCTCACCACGCTCATCGCGTGCTACTTCAACTACCTGCCGGATGCGGCAGCGGCATAAGGGCCTAGCCCGCGGGCTCTCAGAAGAAAGGGCGGTTAGGGGCTGGTCGAAAGACCGGCCCCTTTCATTTTGCCTATTGACCATAATACGGCCCAGTGGTAGCCATTAACCCTAACGCTCAACAAGCCAAGGGAATACGCACCATGTCCATGTACGACGCCTTCAAGACCGACGCCAAGAAAGAGGCCGAAGGCATCATCGTCGATTTCACCACGTTCCGGGTCCGCATCCGCCGGGCCGGAGGCGCGAACAAGCTCTATTCCAAGACGATGGAGAAGCTGGTAGCGCCCCACAGGCGTATGCTCCAGCTCGGCCAGTTGCCGGAAGCGACCATGAAGGCGATCGTCGCTGAAGGCTACGCCAAGGCGATCGTGGTGGACTGGGAATACAAGCATGAAGACGCTGGCGACGGCCTGTCCGATCCGGTCGTGGTCTGGAAGTCTGGCATCGAACTCGCCGACGGCTCCATGGGCGAAGTCACCCCGGACAACGTCAAGGACATCCTGATCGAAGTCCCGTACATCTTCGACGTGATCAAGGAAGCTGCTGAAAACATCACGTCGTTCTCGAACGACGGGGACAAGGACGCAGCAAAAAACTAACAGACGTTCTCACCTATCACCTTGTCCACGGTGAGAACGAGGTCCAGATCGCCACGGCAGCGGCCAAGCGCCGTGGCGAGATACCCGAATTCCTGAGAGATTGTCCGCAGCTCCAAGAAGGGCTCGATCTCTTTTGGGACGCCTTCGGGGTGCTGACCACTACACGCATGATGGGACAGGGTTTTATCGGCCCGATCCCATGGACGGCGATCATCCAGTATTGCGACCGCTACGAGCTGGACTTCGAACAGAGCGAGCGCATGGTTGCATATTTGCGCGCTATGGATAAGTGTTATCAGGAACACTTCCACAGCCGGATAAAAGCCTCATGGCAAAAAACCTCGCCCCCAGCCCCATCCACACCTTCGAAGTCCTAGCCGATAACCTTGGAATTCTCGGCGACCGATTCCGTAACAACGTGGCCGTGATGGCGAAGAAAGCTGCCGTGGTCGTGGTCGAAGAGGCCGCGGTCCGCACGCCTGTCGATACCTCGGAAGCCCGGTCCAACTGGACGCTCGAAACCAGCCGGGTCACCGTTGTCCGCCCGCCTTACGTCTCGGGCAAGCGTCATCTCGGGATCGGCGAGCGCGCGGCGCTGGCGTCCGTCGTCGGCGCGGCCAAACGCAGCGCCCGGTCGATCACGACGGATCACGTGTGCGCCGGTCGCCCAATCTATGTCAGCAACCCGACGCCGCACATTGGCCTTCTGAATGCGGGCTTTTCGCGCCAGAACCCGGAGGGCAACTTCGACGCGATCGCCATCCAGCTCGCGCAAGGGTACATCGGATCGTACATCCGTACGGGTCAGCTATTGACTAAATTCGACGCAGTGTAGATTATCCGGCCTTAACCTTAACGGTGGATAACGATGGCTACCCAGCCTATTGTCATTTCGATCACAGTTAATGGCGCGAACAGCGCGGCCAACTCCATCACCGGGGTCGGCAACGCTGCAAATCGCGCTCACCGCTCTGTGTTCAATCTGCGCAATCTGCTTCTGGGGTTCTCGGTCGTATCGCTGGCCAAAGGGCTTCTGGCGATCACCGACGTTGCCACGCGTCTGGACAACCGACTGAACGTGCTGACGGGCTCGCAAGCCCGGTCGAACGAACTCTTCAACGAGTTGCTGAAGGTCGCCAACTCGACGCGTTCGGCGCTGGAGCCGACGGTCGAAACCTACGCACGTCTGGAACGCGTGACGGTCGGGTACAACCTGACTGGCAGACAGCTTCTTGATCTGACCAAGGGCATCAACCAGTCATTCAAAATCTTCGGCAACACGTCGGCGGAAGCGACTGCCGCGTTGATCCAGTTTACACAGGGCCTCTCAGTCGGTGTGTTGCGCGGCGACGAATTGCGCTCCGTTTTGGAACAGGCTCCGCGTCTGGCGAAGGCGATCGCTGACGGCTTGAATGAAATCCCGGAAGGGAAAGAACTCGGCGCGAAGTTCGGTCGTATCTTCAAGGATTTCGAATCGGGCAAAATCTCCGCGGAACTCCTGTCGGGCAGCTTGCGCACGCTCGGCGCGCAGGGCAAGCTCACCGGCGAGCTGATCACCAAGGCGCTGCTCACTCAGTTGGGCAAGCTCAACGAGGAATTCGAGCGCACGACGCCGACGATCGAAGACAGCATCGAGATCGTCAAGAACAACTTCATCGCTCTCGCGCGCGATCCATCGTTCCGTCTGTTCGCCAAGTCGGTCGCTACGGCGCTGATCGACTTCGCTGAACAAATTCCGGGGATCGTCACGGCGATCCGTCCGTTCATCGTGATCCTGTCGGAAGGCATCCAGCTCTTCGCTGATCTTCTGAAGGTCGGCACCGAATTCACCACGTCGATCGCGCAGCTCTTCATCGACATGGCCTCTACCGTGCTCGGCGCGTTCGGCATCGTCGCGGGCTCTGGTGAAGACGTGGGCGTCACGCTGACGAAAGTGTTCGTGAACTCTTTCGGCTTCATCTTCAACGCGTTCAAAAATCTGGTCAACACGTTCGTCCGCGGCGCGGCTTTCATCGGCGGCTTCTTCGCTGCTGTCGGCAAGGACATCTTCCTCGCGTTCGACTCAGCGTTCGACCTGATCACGAGCGCCGCCGAAGGCTTGGTCAACTTCCTGATCGACGC